CTACATCAACGAGAAGATGCAGGTGTATGACAGTGCTCCCACTGCGGTTGCCACCGTTGAGAGTGACCTTGTAGTAGCCGATGAGATAACCAGTGCCATTGCCGAGTTGCTTAGAGCTGAGAAGAAAGCGAAGTCTATGAAGGAGAAGCTCCGTGAAATCATGGAGGAAAAGGGCATCAGCAAGTGGGAGAACGAGCACTTCACCGCTACCATAGGCGCTGACACCACAACCACCTCGCTCAACACTTCGGCCTTCAAACGAGACCACAAGGACCTGTACGAGCAGTACACCAAAACCACTAAACGAAAAGGTTCATTTACACTTAAACTAAAATAAAGTCATGCTTACACAAGATTTAATCGCACTCGCAAAAGAGTGTCCCAACTTGATAGTACAAATCAGTCTTGCGGATTTGGTTGAGGCTAATAGCCGCTTGGTTGCCGAAACCAGACGAGAGTTAGAACAGTTGATTACCGACCAGAAATCAGAAACCTATCCGAGCCGTGATAAGGTGATGGAGATATTGGGTGTTTCATCTGCAACACTCTGGCGTTGGCAAAAAAGCGGCTATCTTATACCGCTTAATGTAGGCGGCAAACGCCGCTATCGCATGAGTGACGTGAGAAAACTTTTAGGTATTCAAAATAAGGATTAAGATATGTCAGTTAACAAAGTGATTCTCTTGGGCAATGTAGGCAAGCAGCCCGAGGTAAGAGAAAGCAACGGTAGCAAGTTCGCTACCTTCAGCCTTGCCACAACTGATAAAGGCTACACCACCAAGGACGGACGCCAGATACCAGAACGTACCGAGTGGCACAGCATAGTCGCAAACGGACCCATCGTGGCTGTAATTGAGCGCCATGTCACCCAGGGTTCAAAGCTCTACATCGAGGGCAAGTTGAGAACTCGCAAGTACACCGACCGCAACAACGTGGAGAGATACACCACCGAGGTGATGCTCGACTACATGGAGTTCGTGGGAGCGAAACCCCAGCAGACCCAACAACCTGCGGCAGCTCCTTCACAAGCGCCCTACTCCGCTCCTGCTCCGATGTTCCATCTTATCCTCCCTTCGGATGATAATACACATCAAGAAAGAGAACGGCCACGTCACCGACGGCAGGACACTCGACCAGTGTTGCGGGTTCCTGCCCAACGGTGACTACGTTGCCACCATTGAGCCGAGGGCACAGTGGGAAAAGAAACGCCCACGCACGTTGTCGCAGAACGCACTGTTGTGGATATGGTTCCAGGACATAGCGAACTTCTTCAACGTGACCTACGGGGACAGCATGTGGAACAAGCAGAACGTGCATGACCTGTTCTGCGAGATGTTCAAGACGATAGAGATACTGCCGAACGGGCAGATAATCAACAAGTGGGTCGAGACATCAAAGCTCAACAAGAAGCAGATGACCGACTTCATGAACAAGGTGCAGGAGTACATGGCTACCGAACACGGTGCCACCGTTCCCCTACCCGATGATGACAAGTATAAGGATTTCCAATCGATTTATTCATAGTATTAATAGCATTACTCATGCCCCTGCTGGTGCGAGAGCATAGGCAGGTTTTAAATAACAGCACAGAATGGACAAAGACAAAAATATGGGTGCTCTCAGCCAGATGCTTGGAGCCATCCGTGCGGAAAACAACCGCCTTAACACCGAGAAGGGCATTGCCCTTGAGAAGATCAACGAGGAACGCAGAGCCGCCAACATCAGGATTGACGAGCAGAAAGCCAAGCATGACCAGTTCTTCGCCGTCGCTCATGAAGAGCTTCGCAAGAAGTACTTTGAAAAGCGAAACGCGCTTGACAACGAGTACAAGCTCCTGGGACTGCGCATAAGTGAGCATATCGCCAAACGTGCCATTGCCACCAATGACAAGAGCATCGAGCAGTGCTCATTCGTAATTGAGGAGTGCATGTGCAAGCGTGCGGCAATCAAGGACGAGAAACTGAAACTCTGCAGTGAGTTCACCGAGAGTGCCAAGCGACTGCGTGACCGACGCGTAGAGTGCAACCAGAACCGCCACGCCAAGCGCCAGGAGATGATGCACGAGCTTGCCGAGAAGCGCAAGAAATGCCTCCGGTATTACTATGCGCTCGAAGAAGCCAACCGCAAACTCGTTAACTGCGAGATTTGATGTTCCATAATAATATTATTTCTTTCCTCTCGCCGTCCGTGAGGATATGCGATGGTTTTAATAAGTCAAACGATGCCAAATTACTACAATATCAAGAAGAGAGAGGGTGCAATCGCTTTATGCAATACGATGTTCGACAAGTTCAAGAAAATCATCATAGACGAAGCTCATTGCGTTAACCCCTTCAAAGGACAGTACCTCGACTTCATCGAGGCAGTCAAAGACCGCAAGGTGGTGGGGCTCACCGCCACACCCTACCGGCTCTCGCAAACGGTAGACCCGAAGACGATGAACAGCAAATACCCTACATACGGTTCTATTCTCAAGTTTCTCACCAGGACGAGGCCGAGGGTGTTCACCGATGTGCTCTATTACTGCCAGGTCGGCACGCTATTGAGCCGCGGCTACCTCGCAAGGTTGCGATACTTCGACATGAACCAGATAGACCTCGACAACGTGAGGCTGAACACCACTGGCGCAGATTACGACGATAGAAGCCTTTTTAAGGAGTTTGAGAGGGTCGGACTACATAGTTATACCCTCAACATCGTTCGTCGCCTCCTACAGCCTAAAAACGGCATTCCTCGCAATGGAATACTTGTGTTCACGAAGTTCATCGAGGATGCAGAGCGGCTTGCAGAGGATTTGGGCCCTGTGTGCGAGATGGTGTCGGGGTCAACGCCCAAGAAGGAGCGAGAGGAAATCCTTGAGAGGTTCAAGAGCGGAGACATCAGCGTGGTCGCCAACGTGGGAGTGCTCACGACTGGCTTCGACTTCCCTGCTCTCGACACCATAGTGCTTGCGAGACCTACGATGTCGCTGGCACTGTACTACCAGATGGTGGGCAGAGCCATTCGCCCATACGAGAACAAAGAGGGATGGATAGTTGACTTGTGCGGAAGTGTCACAAAGTTCGGCAAGGTCGAGAACCTTGAGGTCAAGGACACCGGCAACGGCAAGTACATCATCCATTCAAACGGAAAACAACTAACCAATATATTACTTACGAAATGAGTCATTTTAAATTCGGAAACAGGCACGTTTACGAGGTGCCAGGAGTGACGCACTTGTTCAACCATGAGCGAGACGCGCAGTTCTATTGCAAGGAACATGATGTGGATGTCAAGACAATCATCAAGTATGACTCCAAGAAGGAGTATGACCGCTGGCTTGTCCTCCAGCAGATGCAGAAGGACGGCAAGATAAGCGACCTTCAGCGCCAGGTAGTGTACGAGCTTATCCCTGCGAAGACCGAAACGGTCAAGGTAAAAGACAAGCTTGTCAATGTCTGGGTAGTGGAGAACCTCAAGTTCCGCACGCAGAAGGAGGCACACGCCTACTGTAGGAGCATAGACCTGCAGACCTCTGCCGCTACATGTGTCAAGACCCCTCAGCCGGTCTATAAGGAAGTGACCATCGAGCACAATGCGGTTTATACTGCAGACTTCGTCTACAATGAGGCCGGGAAACTCGTTGTGGAGGACGTTAAGAGCGACATCACACGCAAGGAAAAAGACTACGTGCTGCGTCGCAAGTTAATGCTCCACGTCCATGGAATCCGCATCAAAGAAACATGATAAAACCAACAGCATGGAAGGATGGATAAAGTTACACTACAAATTGCTCGAATGGGAGTGGCACGATGACCCTGCGATGTTCTCGCTATGGATACACCTGCTATTGCTTGCCAACTACGAGGACAAGAAGTGGCACGGAATGGTAATAGAACGAGGAAAATTTGTAACCAGTTTGGTAAACCTGCACCTTCAAACCGGGTTGTCGATACGGCAAGTCAGGACTTTTTTAAGTCGTTTGCAAGAAAGCAAGCAAATTGAATGCGAAACGACAAACAAATATACCATCGTAACCATCTGTAATTTTGACGATTACCAAAATAGGAAAGGTGGTCAGCGACAATCCAACGACAATCCAACGACAAACGAAGGGCAATCCAACGACAATCCAACGACAACAACTAAAGAATATAAGAATAATAAAGAAGATAAGAATAATATTCCATCTTCTAACGAAGATGTGTCGGGTGCTGGTGCAACCGACCCCGAAAGCGATCAGGAAAAGGTGGATTTAGTTGGATTGAAGAACTTCTTCAATATGACTATGAACCAAGCAGGAGCGATAATACCTCGCTGTAAATCTTGCGGAGGTAAGCGAGCTGGTTATGTAAAGGCACGCATCCGTGAGTATGGACTCGACAGTGTCTATGAGATGATAACCAAAGCCAGTGTTAGCGACTTCCTAAACGGAAAGAACGACAGAGGGTGGAAAGCAAACTTTGAATGGCTGTTCCTGCCGACCAATTTCCCGAAGGTGCTTGAAGGCATATATGATAATAAATCAACACAACACAACAATGGAACCAACCAGCCCTATCGTAAAAGCATTGCTGAACAGCAGAGAGAGCGACTGCAATCCGAATGTGAAGCAATTGTCGCCCGCCTTGCGGCAGAAGACGATGCTCGTGCTTCAAAAGTACGGAACACGTGAGCAGTTCCTCGTCACGATGAACCCTGCAATCCAAGCCGTGGCAGCAAAACACCCCGACCGATGTTACTTCGGTGACGCCCCTACCCTGGGAATACTCAGGAAAGCCTATGGCGAGAACATGGCGGTCATGTGGCTTGTGCCTCAACTAAACGATCTTGCCGCATTTACCAACTCGTCAAACCAACTAAACGGACGAGCAGTTGAATTTGTCGCTAATGCCATCGCTCAGGAGTACGGATGGCTCAAAACAAGCGAACTGATGCTGTTCTTCTATCGTTTCAAGCTCGGTTACTACGGTCGCTTCTACGGAACAGTCGACCCGATGATCATCACAACCGCCATCCGTGAGTTCCTCAAGGAGCGAAACGAGGCTTACCGCCAGCATGAGAGCGAGGAACAGCAGAAAAAAAGCGAGGAATATGCCAGGAATGCCATCACGGCCGAGGAATTCTGCCGTAGAAACGGCTTCCCCAACATGGATTTGGTGACTTTGGCGCAGAAAAACGCCAGAGGGGAACTAAAAAGGTAACAAATTGGTTAACAAATGGTTAAATCAGCACTGAAAAGTAAAAATAAAGGCGAAAAATGAACCGACTTTGTCAAAAAATGACTATCTTTACAGTGTAAAACAATATAAGTCAAACAATTAAAAACAAAGATTATGGAAGAACTGATTAAAAAAGAACTGCTGTCACTTATTGACAACGTTAAGGACTACGTTAACAGACTTGATATGCCCGGCAGAAGCACTGTTTCCTATGATGGTGTATACAACGGCAAGCTGACCTTCAACCTTACCCTTGAGATTGAGTGGGAAATCGAAGACTTCAATCCTTTTGACGAGTATTGCGACTACGATTATACCGGAAACGTTGAATCCTGGGTACTCACCGACGCCACCGCCATGGATGAAGACGGCAACCAATTCGAGGTATCAAAGGAGATTATCAAACTGTTCAACGAGAAAATATGAGAAAGCGATTTGAAGAACTGAAAAAGAAGCACCCCGACGCGATTCTGTTGTTCCGAGAAGGGAGCTTTTACGTAAGCATCTACGAGGATGCCTCCGAGGTAGCAAGGATTCTCAACCTTGACCTCACGTTCATAGAGGGCAACGTCAGTGCCGCATTCCCACATCAGGCACTCGACACCTACCTGCCGAAACTTATACGAGCCGGCAAGCGAGTCGCTATATGCGACAAGATTGACGTGCCAGAGAATAAAACCAAAGTCAAACAATCAAAAGAAAAGAAGATGGAAGTAAAACAAATTCCACTGGGTGACATCGTGCCGTCGCCGATGAACCCCCGCAAGACCTTTGACGAGACCGCTCTCAAGGAACTTGCCGACAACATCAAGAACCAGGGACTCCTCCAACCTATTACCGTGAGGCTCCAAGGTGACAAGTATGAAATCGTATGCGGTGAGCGCCGTTACCGAGCTTGCTCGCTGAACGAAGCCGAGAACATCCCCTGCATCGTCAAGGAAATGACCGATGAAGAGGCATTCGACGCGATGATCACCGAGAACCTTCAGCGCAAGGACGTCGACCCCATGGAGGAGGCTTTCGCTTTCTCGCAACTCGTCGCCCAGGGAAAGACAACCGAGGAGATTGCACTGCGCTTCGGGAAGTCAAAGAGATTCGTGCAAGAGCGCATCAAACTCGGCAAGCTGCTCCCGGAACTCAAGCAGAAAGTCACCGACGGTGATATGGCTGTAGGAGCTGCGTTCATTATCTGCAAACTTACCGAAGATGAGCAACGGAGTTTCTACGACCGCTACAAAGATGATACGGAAATCGAGAAATATGATGCCGAGTCGTTCACTGACCGACTGTTCATGTCAATCAGCCGCGCCCCATGGGACATTAAGTTCCAGGGTCCATGCAAAACCACTTGCAACAAGTGTCCGTTCAACGACTGCAATGCCGGCAACCTGTTCTACTCGATGAAGCAACACGATGCGAGGTGTACCAACCGAGACAAGTTCGAGGAGAAGACCACCGACTGGCACATTGAGATGATACGCCGCAATGCCGATGTGCTCGTGAAGGCAGGTGAGCCGCTTGAGAGTGGCAAGACTGTCATACTCTACGAAAATGCCACATGGCAACCCGAAACTGCTGCGAAGTCTGTCAAAGAATATGTCGACAAAGCCAGGGAAATGGGCTACGAGGTCAAGGAGAACACGGGCCAGTTGTTTGAGCGCTACTCCCACTACGATGAGGAAGATGAGCGACTGCAAGCGCTGATTGCCGAGAACAAGGTATACAGGTGCTTATACGTGAGCGCCAACTACAACGGCATCTACATCGACACTCGGTACTACAAGTTCTGCAAGACCGTGACCACTGAGGAAGCGAATGAGGCCGATGCGATGAAACTCGTTGGAGCCAGGAAGGAAGCCATAATCAAGAACGGAACCAACATCGCCAAGAAACTGCGTGGCCTGCTCAGCGGAATGGATGCCAAGACGATCGAGACGAAGCCACTCACCAAGAACGAGACCTACATCCTCATGTGCCTACTCCTTGCCGACACATCGCATGAGTTCAGGGATGCAAGGAAACTCACCGGATACACCGAAGGCTCCGCTATCACCGAGTACGTGAAGGAACATCCCACCGAAGTGCATCAGGTCGCCCGAGACTATATGCGCACTAAACTTGCCGGTGCAGGCACCGAGTACTACAGCCACCTGCAGGAGTGCCAGAAACTACTCATACAAGAGTGGTTGTCAGCCGAAGCGAAAGATGTGATTGAGACCATGAGCGAGAAGCTCAATACTCAACTCGCCAAGATAGACGAACAACTCACCGCCCTGGGCTACGATAGCGAGGGCAAGAAACTGCAATAATCATGATACAGGGGTTTGAAGAACAGACCCAACCTTTGAATGACTACGAGAGGGAGAAACTGCTCCCTCTCATTGTCGCAGGGTTGCGAACCAAAATCGGTTCAGGTCTGGCCATCACCGGCAGCAAGATTTGCAGTGCGATGCGTGGAGCGGGCTATGTGCTCGATGCACCGAGACTGAGGAAGATAGTCAACCATATCCGCACATACGATTTGCTCCCCGGGTTGGTATCCACGTCTAAAGGTTATTTCGTGGCCACTACAACGCAGGAGTTGGACGAGTGCATAATATCCCTACAAGGCAGGGTTGACGCAATACAGGAAGTAATAAACGCCTTAAACAGGCAAAGGCAATTCTATAAATAAAACCAACAGTACACTATGATGAATTTTTTCAAATCAAAAAACAAAGAGATGGAAGAGAGAGAAAACAAAAGTGATGAGCTGCCAGTAATCACCGACGAGATGCGCCGTGAGATGGCTGCAGCCAAGGAGGAGCAGAAATGGGACCAGCGCAGGTATGAGACCGCTTGCCGCATTGCCCTCCAGGAAAGACGAAGTGTAGTCCTCGGCAAACTGCATTCAAGCCACGAGGCGATTGCACGCAACGCAAGGCGTCTGGCTGATGCCCTTATCGCTGAACTGAGAAACAACAAAGAGTCATGAACATGGATACGTTGCTAATAGTCTACCTGACCGGTGTTGTAATCAATGCCGTGCTCGCCGTTATCATCTGGCGAGACCTCACCGCAGAGAAGCTGCTCGTCAAGGTAAAGACGTTCATCCTTGCCTTGTCTGTACTGTTGTCATTTGTCACATGGATATATGTCCTGCTGCACATCATCCTCTCGATGCGTGTGCATATCGAAATAAAGAGACAGAGAAATGAAAGCGACATACATTAACGGACAAGGGCCGTTCTTTGAGGCCCCGAGCATGTGCGGAGCGTGCAAGTTCTCCATCAACAGCAATACACGCACCCCCGGCGGTAAATCGTTCTGCACGTTGTTCCAGTTGAAGAAGAACTATTATGACTCGCCCCCTAAGCGCTGCCAGGAGATGTTCCGCAAGGCGCTTGCCATAGGCGGTGAAGTGGTAATCGTAAATCCAGACTGACATGAATGAGAGAGAATTTACGGAGCTTGTGAAGAAGATGCGTTACTACCAGGAACTGTTCTTCTCCACTCGCTCCACAAGTTCCCTGCGTATGGCCAGGGAATGCGAGAAGAGAATTGATGCGGAGATCATCCGCAGGGAGAAAGTTGAAGAAAGCAGGCGAATGCCGTCATTATTCCCAGAATGAACATAGAGTACAAATATGCCGTGGGCTCCATGGTGGAGTACCGTGGCGAGGTAGTGCCCATAGAGGCACGCAGCCACAACGTGAACGGACGGAACATCTACAAGATTGCCGGTACATGGGTGCCGGAGCTCAAGGTAGTACCAGTTTTGGAACCGCCCGTCAGTGTCAAAAGTTAAATAAAGTTTTCAGATGAAAATACGGCAAAATAATGAACCGACTTTGCCAAATTTTTACTAACTTTACAGTGTATAAAAAACAAAGTCAAACAATTAATTAGAGATTATGAAATTCCAAGTTATTCGCACAAGCGACTGGGGAAGTACTGAAAATCCCCCCCTGCGAAGGAGCCGTCCTCGCACTTGACCGTTCAGCGGTCTGTCGTAGTAACATCTACACCATCGAGATTGAGACCCTTGAGGACTTGATAAGGTTCAAGGAAAAGGTCGGCAAGGAGATTATTATCACGAAGCCGTATGGCGGTGAAGACATCTCGCCCCTCCAGATAGAAATCTACGATGATTACAGGGAATAACCCTTAGAACAGAAGTCAAACAATTAAAACAACGATTATGCAATCTACAGAACTGCAACTGAACGACCTTGTAATGGTCGGCAACCAGGTGGTCAAAGTGACCTCGCTTGGAGAATACACAATCAACGGACAACCGGCAACGATGTTCCACCCTATACCCCTCACTACCGAGGTGCTTGAAGCGAGCGGGTTTGAATTGAACGAGAAAGCATCCTCCACTACTCGAAAGTTCTACGATTTCCCTAAAAAGAATCACAGGGGCTTTGGTGTAGAGAGTTATGTAGGCGGTAATTCGTTTATAATCACCGACCATCAACTTATGCCGTTTGAATACGTTCATGAGTTTCAGCACGCCCTGCGTCAATGTGATTTGAAAGTTCTTTCTCTCACCCTTAAACTGAGGAAATTATGACCAACATCGAAATGGAAGCATGCCGTGCAATCATCGGCATCAACAAGTCCCTCGCAACTATATGCAAGCAACAAGAAGAGCTTCTAAAGCAGAATGCCACTCTAATAGAGTTTACGATACGCAATTACACTCCAAACTCAACCGATATGGTTGACAAAGCGTGCAGAGCCTTCTGCAAGGGATGTACTAACACCTGCAAGGGTGACCCCGAGTGTGAGATACTTAACGATTTCCGCAACGAGCTAAACTCATGAGCCATGGCAAAGAAAGAATTTATCAAGATACACGCACTAATCAGTGCAGTCAATAGTGTTGCATCGCAACTGGAGTCTTATTACAAAGACTACCACAACGTAAGTATTAAATACTATGCCGAGGATTTGAGAAAAGCAGTTGCCAATTTTAACAAGAAATGACTATGACCCAAGAACAGTTAGAACTATTCGGCAGGGGATACAATGAGGGCTACTGGCAAGGGTTCGGCGAAGCGATGAAGATTGCCCTCGAGGTTATCAAGGCCGCCCATCCCAAGTACATACTCGACCCGCACAAAACTGTACTTGCTGCGACCGTTAAACTACGTGGCAAGTCAGTGCTCCAGAAGAAGAAAATGCTCCCATACGCCCACGATGTCATTACCGGCAAGGCTGAGGACAAGAAAGCACCATGGGAAGATTAACAAAGTCAAACAATAAAAGAAAAACGATTATGACAACTAAGAGACAAAAAGCCGCAGTGAAATTCTGCGAGGAATGTTTAGAAATCAAGTTCGAGGGCGACCTCAACGACTTCAATGCAGTGAGCCAGTTCCTGGGACTATACCTTGAACAAGCCAAAGAGCTGTTCAACGAGATTGCCTGCGAGTACCAAGCATATGTTGATGAGTTAGACTGACAGTTATGGCAAAGAAAATGACAAAGGCTCTAAAGCCGCAGAAAGAAAATAAACACATCGGTGACTACCTGCACAAGGAGTCCGGGCAAAGCGTCAGCGTAGAAGCCCAGTGGAAAGGCGTTGTCGCCCATCATAAACTCACCGAGGAACTGAAACGGATGCGAGAGATTAAGGATACCTTCTTGAAGTCGGGTCTGGAGGATGCTGCAGCAAGGATGCAGTCGCAGATCAACGACAAGGAAAACGAGCGCAAGGCTCTTGAGCTCCGTCTTGATGATGAGCGCAGGCAGATGAGCTTCGCATTACTTGTGTGCCTCTGCGCATGTGACATTGCGACAAGTGCAGCCGACGAGTTTGCGGCTACCATGCACACCGTGAGTCACGGTATCTACGGCACCGACAACGATTTCAGCCGCGCCGTGCGAGAGCAGGCAGATTCCTTCAACAAGATTGTGCAACAGGTCGACGAAGGCGAGAACCTGCCATTGTCGATGTTCTATGCAGACATAGCCGAGGTTGTTGTGGAGCGAGTTTTACCGGTTATCAAGGATGTCATCCGTGAGTACCACGAGACTGAGAAAGGAAGGAGGTATTTCTAACTATGAAAACGATTAAAGAAAGAGCCGAGGAGTATGCAGATGAATGTTGGACACTTGACGAAGCTAACTTTGCGTGCGAAGACGGCTACATCAAAGGTGCAACCGAGCAACAAGCAATAGACATCGACAAGGCTTGCGAGTGGATGAAGAGCCACATTGACGAAGGTCTTGTGATATATCACAACAACACCTGGTGTAGCCTTGGTGAGTTTATTAAAAATTTCCGCAAAGCAATGAAAGGAGAATAACTATGAAAGTTGAACAATTTGAAAGGCTGATACAAGCGATAAGAGAGTCTAACAACAGTCCCGTCCAAAAAATGTCTTGCCTTACTTGTGGTTTTTGCGAGATACATAAGCCAGAGCTGAAAGGCTATTGTAGGTATCACGCAATAACAATACTTGGCGGATTTGAAGGCGTTGGAGAGAGTGTATGTTTTCACTATAGACCATTAGAAGAAAAGCAATGCTGAAAGGAGGCTAAGATGAAACACAAACCAATACCCAAGCAGATTCGTGAGCAGGTCTTTTGGAAGTATAGCGGACATTGCGCCTACTGCGGTTGTGAGCTTGAATACAAGGATATGCAAGTTGACCACATTGAAAGCGTTTATGTCAGCGCCCTACGAAGCAGACCACAAAACGATGATATAAGCAACCTCATGCCTGCATGCAGAGCGTGCAACTTCTACAAAAGCAGCAATGATATTGAAGGCTTGAGGAGACAGATTTACAACATGCTTGAACAAACTTGCCGCAACTCATTTCAAGTTAAACTTGCGATGAAATACGGCATCTTGGAGTACAAGCCGTGGAATAGAAAGTTTTACTTTGAAATGCTGAAAGGAGAGTGATTATGATTGCAGAACTCATCGGTTGGATAGCCACGATATTCCGTGGCTCAGGCATGCTCGCCAAACGTGCCGAAATGGTCAAGTACCTCGTCAGCATAGGTAACCTCTGCTGGATGATAAACGGCATCCTCACTCGCAACCTTCCGCTGATCGTGAGCAACGGGTTCTGCCTCCTGGTCATGGCATGGGAGATTGCCAAACCGAGGATGCGCAGTAAACGTGGTCTTGACGTGAGGCTGTTGCGCAAGTGGCGCAAGGAAGCAGAAAAAAAATACATCGTGATGCGCCGCAGTGAAGGCTTCCAAGTGTGCTGTTTTAATATTATTGATTCGAATAATTACGGCTCATTTGGTCCTCTGCCTTGGCACAAAACCAGGGAATCAGCAATTGAACACTGCAACCTACATCGCCGTATGTACATTTTAAGCCTAATTGAAAAACGAATTTACTGATGGACGAGAAAAGACTACAAATTGCCACCCATGCGATGGCTGCCCTCATAGGCAAACACAACAACATTTGGAGCAAGAAGCAGATAGTCGACAATGCGATAGCCTATGCTGACATGATGCTCCGCAGAATAAGTGAAATACCTGCCGATGCACAACAACGCAGCGAGGCGGGACAAAACAAATGACGATATGGACAAGATTTCTAAATTCAAAGCCATCACACAGCAGATGGCTGACACTTACGAAGCGAAGAACGCCGACTACGGAGACTCCTTCAGCAAGAGCATAGAGAAGTACGGTCCAGTGGCTGGCATCGTCCGTATGAGCGACAAGTTCAACCGTCTGGAGAACCTCCTGCTCAACCAGGGAACCGCGAAGGTCAACGACGAGAGCGTCATCGACACCTTAACCGACCTCGCAAACTATGCGATCATGTTGAGAATTGAACTCGAAACAAAACCTAACTATCAAATCATATAAAATCATGACTAAAATTCCAGTAGAATTCAAGAAATTCAACCCGAACGCCCGCATACCAGAGTATGCACACCTCACCGATGCCGGTGCAGACGTCTTTGCAGTCAGCAAATTCGTCGACAACGAAGGAAATCTCGTTTACGGCCTCGGTTTCGGTGTGGCACCCCCCGACGGATGGTATTTTGAGCTTGTCAACCGCTCAAGCCTGCGTAAGAAGCAGCTCGTCATATACCACGGCACCATAGACTGCGGCTACCGAGGTGAGATTTTCGTCACTTTCAAGCGTGTTTTGAACTACTACGGTGACCATAAGAGCAACGAGGATGCGGAATACCAGGTCGGAGACAAGATTGCACAGCTTATCCTCAGGCGTTACGAGCATGCAGAGTTCAAAGAGGTGGACGAACTGCCACCGAGTGATAGAGGTACCAACGGACACGGTTCAACAGGTAGGTGATGAGGAACGATAAAGTATTTATAGAGAACCTTGAGAACCGCATAATGAGGCTCAGGCGCAAAATCGGCACTTCCAAGAGGCAGATTGCCAACCTTGAGAAGGACATCGAGACATGGGAAAAGCATATCCGTGACTGCGAGAGGCATATAAACATAGCGAAGACAAGGATTGCAAACGTCCCTCCTACCCCTAAAGCTATGGAACGCAATGAGCAGATTAAGGCTCTCAACGGTTTTCTGCACCAACAATAAAATTTTTGATATGACTGCATATGAACAAGCACTCAACCATGCGAACAAGTGCCGCAGGTTGATAGAAGAAGCTAAAAGGCTCGGTGACCCCATCCCGGTACGGAAGTGTTCTGTGTGCGGAAAGACTAAACCGCTGTACGATTACTACAGGCATCCTACCGCAACGGGCGGATATTACACGTTCTGTAAAGAATGTCAGCGCGCTAAGGTTAAAGCATACCGTCAGCGCAAGAAACTACAACAAAGAAAGGAACTACAACAAAGAAAGGAACAAAAATGGGAATAATAAGAAGGATTAAGTGTGCCATAGGCATACATGACTACGACAAGATGGAGTTCGGCATGACAAAGTACACCAGGAACCTTGCATGGACGAGGAAGGGCAAGAAGCGCAACCACATCGTCAAGACGAACAATGTAGGTTATGTTACCATATACTGCAAGCACTGTGGCAAACGACTAATATGGTTCCCTCATGATACTTAAAAAAGCAACCATCACTTGCCACTACAGGCGCATAGAGCTCGAAAGGGTTTCTCTCGATAAAGCTCTGCGCACCGCCTACAACTTTGCAGTGGCTCATAAGGTCAATGCCGGCATAGTGGCACACGACACTGACGGCAACTGTGTGGTCAAACTCGTGACACCGCAAGGAGTCGTGAAGGACTACGCGAATGGTGTCGTAGAAAAACATACAAAGCTAACCGAAATTGAAAAGAAGCATGGATATAAAAGAACTACTTAACCAGAACGAGCTGCACATGGAGCAGGTGCTCAGGTGTCCACTCGATGAATTGCAGTTCTCTACCCATACCCTACGCACTCTCAAGGCAAGGGGCATGTACACGCTGAAAGACCTCACCGCTAAGACCAGGAAGGAACTTCTCGCTATCCCCTTCCTGGGAAAGAATGCGGTCAGCGAGATTGAAAACGTATTGGACAACTTTGACCTAAAGTTGAAGTAAACGACAATTTATTGAAGTTTAAGTTAAATTTTTGAAGAATATGGATTTTTTTGAAGTAAAAATCAAGTACGATAAGGTCGGTGACAATGGAGCAGAGAAAGCCGTCACCGAGACCTATGCGATGGACGCAATGAGCTTCACCGAGGCTGAGGCGATGATTACAGAGCACATTACGCCATTCATCACGGGCGAGTTCATTGTGAAGGCAATCAAGCGGGCACAGTACCATGAACTCATCAAGTGCGGAGGCGAAAAGTTTTTCCTCGTGAAGTACAACATCGTGACCATTGACGAGAGGAGCGGCAAGGAGAAGAAGCAGCTAATCCAGTTGCTTTTCCAAGCCGAGACAATCGACATCGCAAAGGACGAGGCTCGCAAGGAAATGGACAAGTCGCTCGTGGACTACGAGCTGGTGTGTGTGAAGGAAACACCGATTGTCGAAATGCTCACCCACTAACCTAACAAGACAGCACAGATATGGACGAGAAATTGGCAATCATCAAGACGGTGACGGTGCGTGCCGGGAAGCGCCACTACACTGTAGACAAGAAACCAGGGACAAAGGGCCAGCCTGACTACTACGTGCTCACCGAGCACAAGGGAGATAAGCGCTTCAAGGTGGTAATCACTGGCGCGGATGTCGCGAAAATCATCAATGCACTTCAAGACGCATCGCGATAATTCCCACTATTATGAACACTATGACTATTATCAGAGCACCTACCGAGAGTATTAACCGCAACGATTAACCAGATTGATTTCACGATGATCACGCTGAACAAATTAATCAAGACGCTCCACACCATGCAACTGCAGTCGGGAAACATCAACGACCGCACGTCCCCCAGGGCGATGAGCATCAAGGTGAGCCAACGCTGGCGCAGGTTCGATTCCTGTCCTGTAGCCGCGCCCCCGAAGCACCTCACTGAGGACTTCGTGGTGAACCAACACCTTGAGGACGCCTGCCCCACCTACGAGCACCAGTTCTCGGAACGTGAGGAACTCGCCGCTGACATCATCATCGATGCGGCGATGGCACTCGCCCAGCAGGGATGCAGGAACATCGAGCAGTTGGTGAAAGACCGCATCGCGTGGAGGCTGGAGCACAATGGTTAGCGTTGCTTGAGAGAGTTTTGTTGATTATGTTTTGTTGAAAATCGAAAGCAATGAAAATCGAAAAAATCGATGTGTCCCTTATCTCACCGAACAAGGGGCAAGTCGAGGGACTACCCAGGAACCCTCGCATCATCAAGAAAGAACGGTATGAAATCACGAAGAAGAGCATAGAGGAGAGTCCCGAGATGATGGACTTACGCGAAATCATCGTTGTCGAGTACATGCCCCAGAAGTATGTTGTGGTATGCGGCAACCAGAGGTTTCGTGCCTGCAAGGAACTCGGGCACAAGGAGGTCACCTGCAAGGTGCTTCCTGCCGACACTCCCCCGAAGAAACTGAGGGAGTATGCGGCGAAGGACAACATCAGCTACGGCGAGGACGACAAGGACGTCCTTGAGAATGAGTGGGCTAAGTTCAAAGGCGAACTTGCCGACTGGGGCATGATGTTCGACGAGCCCAAGCAGAAAGACAGGTTCCGAGAGAGGTTTGAGCAGATGGACAACAGCTCCGCAGTGTATCCCTTGATACCCAAGTATGACGAGAAGCACGAGTTGTTCATCATCCAGTCCTCCAATGAGGTCGACTCCAACTGGCTCCGTGAGACCCTTGACATGCAGCACATGCGCTCGTACAAGACGGGCAAGATAAGCAAGAGCAATGTCATTTCCATAGCTGACTTCCGCAATGCAATCAACCAGCTGAAAGGAGGTGCGAAGAAATGAGCGTGCGTATCGTGATACCGAGCCACAAGAGGCATGACCGTGTGTTCGCCAAGTACCTCGTGGAGGACCCGATAATCTGCGTCGCCAAGTCCCAGGTTGACCTCTACAAGGAGTTCAACCCCGACTGCGAGATAGTGGCACACCCCGATGACATCATCGGGTTAATCCCTAAGCGCAATTGGATGGCGAAGCACTTCAAGGAACTGTTCATGCTCGATGATGACGTGGATGCCTGCAAGAGACTGTACTCCGAGAAGGGAGAGACCGCAAGGCTGAAAGACCCGAAGGAGATAACGAAGGTCATCAACGACCTGTATGACATCGCCTGCCTCCTGGATGTGCACTGTTTCGGCTTCACGTCCCGAATCTCCCCGGTGATGTACGATGAGACGAACTGGCTGTGCCTCGACAAGATGATTACAGGGTGCTCCTACGGAGTCCGCTACAACAAGAACACTTGGTGGAACGAGGAGCTGAAACTCAAGGAGGACTTTTGGATCTCGTGTTACATGAAGTACACCGAGAGGCGTGTGCTGACTGACTTGCGCTACAACTTCGAGCAGAAGTCAACCTTCGTGAATGCCGGAGGACTGTCAGCAATCCGTAACCAGGAGGAAGAACAGCGGTCGATACTTCTTATCCGCAAGCACTTCGGTGACTGCATCAAGCTGAAGGGTCAGGGCAACAACGGCAAGAACATGACGAGGTCTATGGTCCAGTACAACATAAGTGCGACCTTCCCATTTTGACAAATATTGACAATGGTTAAGGCAAAGGTTAAGGCGCTCAAAAACGCCCCAAATCTCGCCAAAAATGACTAACTTTATAGAAAAAATATGGGACATTTCACACTGAGAACCAAGAACGGCTACGACTTCTACGAGGTAGCCAGCGCCCTGCAGAAGAGCATCAGGCGCAACGACGTGACTACAGCGGCCTATTTCGCCGTGGAGCTGTGGCAATCGGGCTACGGTAACTACGCATGGAAAAGGCTCTACACCATCAGCGCAGAGGATTGCTGGGGACTAATCACCCACGAGATTGACGCCCTGCACAACGGGTATGAACTCGTTAACAAGGGACAGAGCGAGCCGAAAGGACGCATATTCCTGGGCAAGGCGGTCATCCTCCTTTGCGAGTGCTACAAGTCAAGGGATGCCGACCACCTCAACAACCTTGTGGTTGACAGGACCGCACCCGACGACCCGCATATACTTGCCGTGCTCGACGATGCACGCAAAGAGCCGCTTCCGGTACCTGCGTACACCTTCGACGTGCACACCAAGAAGGGACGGAGCATGGGCAAGACGAAAGAACAGTTCTTCAAGGAGGAGCATGAGGCTCTCACCCCGAAGATGCCGGGACTGTTCGACAATCTATTAACCTAAAAGACGACAGCACAGAACAACGTATGAAAGCAATAGTAACCGGTAGCGAGGGCTTCATAGGAAAAGCCCTCTGCAAACGCCTCGAAGGTGCGTTCACTGTAGTACGCATCGACACCAAGCTCGGAGGCGACGCGATGAGGATACGCAACCTGCTAAGCAAGGGCGACATCGACGTGGTATTCCACCTTGCCGCCGAAACGAGTGTGTTCAACTGCCGTCTGTTTGACATCGAGCGTGAGAACATCACCGCGTTCATTGAGGTAGCGACCGCTTGTGCCGACCACGGGGTAAAGCTCGTGTATGCGTCAAGCTCCACCGCCAACGTGTGCAACACCACTTCGATGTACGGCATCAGCAAAGCATTTGACGAGCAGTTCGCCAAGGCCTACTGCCCGAAAGCCACAGGCGTCCGACTGCATAACGTGTACGGCCCCACTCCCAGGGAAGGGACTCTGCTGTACAACCTCATCAACAATGAGGCCTGCACGATATTCAACGGAGGACGCAACCTACGACACTTCACCTACATAGACGATGCCGTTGAGGCTCTCATCTATGCCTTCGGTAGCAAGCGCAAGTTGGTGAACGTGCGCAACCCTGCGGTAAACACCGTCCGTGAGTTCTGCGATGAGGTGAGCAAGCACAAGACCCTCAAACTGAACTACACTGACGATCTGCGCCCGCTCGACAATTTCGAGCAATCGGTGAACGAGGAGATTTTCTCCGTACCTTTGCACTACAAGACGATTGCCGAGGGCCTTTCGCAGGTCTTTGAGAAGAAATCTTAATTGTTTGACTGTGCCCGGCTGGAGCGCAATGCCGAGGTCGGGCATTTTATAAATTGAACTATGGAAATTTTATTTCGTGGAATGACACCTGCAGGTCGCTGGGTGTACGGAGACCTCGTAAGGGAGAGCGGAGGCACATACATCGTTGCCGACGATGTGTATTACTCGGTGCATCCTCACACCGTTGGCCAGTACACGGGAGCCAAAGACAAGAACGGCACTAAAATCTTTGAGGGCGACATCCTCTCTCTTCTCGGGAAAGCCGTCACCAGGGTTCCGTTCGGCTGGGTACTTGCGAATCCCAATGGTTTAGGCAGTGTAATTGTGCCATGGTCAATTGTACGTGATTACGAAGTAACCGGCAACGTCCACGAACAAAAGCAAGACTGATATGGCAAAGAAAAAATACTCCAAGGAATTTGAAGCCAACAAAGGGCGTATCCGTAGGTTATCCACGGAGGAGCAACGGAAAATTGCCAAAAAAGGCTCAGATGCACACGCAGAGAAATGCAAGCGGGAAAGAAACTTCATAGAAGACTTAAAAATCGTTCTCAAAGGCAAGATGCTACCTGCTATGCAGAATGTGCACAGTACTATGGAACTCCCCGAAGACACAAAGGACACACGCATGGGTTTGGTTATGGGGCTTGTACGTAAGGCTATGTCTGGTGATGTGGCTGCTCAAAAGATGATTTGGGACGCACTGAAAGAATACACCGAGACACAGAATATCAATGTCAGCGGTCTGCCCGAGACTCCAGTGGGTGACCGCCTATTCACCAAAAAGGACAAGGAATGACTGTAGACATCGAACTGCTGACCCCCAACGGGTGGTACATCTTGAAGTACACGCTTGACACGAGCGTGCGCTTCATCGTGCTCTATGGCGGTTCATCGTCTGCAAAGTCATATTCTGCCGCCCAGGTTCTCGCCATGAGGACGTATGACGAAGGCTCAAAGACCATGGTCATGCGTAAGGTGGGCGCTTCCATAGAGCGAACGATATACAGCGATTTTAAGGCGGCCATATCGAGCATGGAGGGGTTTGCCGAGTGCGCAAGGTTCAGGCAGAACGCAATAGTGTTCGACAACGGTGCACGCATAGACTTCTCAGGTCTTGATGACCCCGAGAAAATCAAGGGTATATCGCAGTACAAGCGTGTGTTCCTCGATGAGCTCAGTGAGTACGATGAGCAGGACTTCAAGCAAATCCGTCTGCGTCTGCGTGGTCAGGAAGGTCAGCAGATACTCGCAGCCTTCAACCCCATCAGCGAGGAGCACTGGATAAAGAAGAAGTGGTTCGACAAGGAGAAGTGGCACGATGTGCCTATGGAGATTGCAGTGGGAGGCGAGGATTTGCCCCCGGAACTGTGCAAAGTGAAGAGAATTGTGATGAATGCGTCGAGGATGATCGCAAACCCGAGGACTGGCGAATACGAGGAGCATGCCCCCGACACTGTTGTAATCCAATCCACCTATCTCAACAACTTTTGGGTTGTGGGCAGTCCCGACGGCAAGTATGGCTACTATGACTACCAGACTATAGCCAACTTCGAGCACAACCGAGTGAATGACCCCGACTACTACCAGGTGTATGCGTTAGGCGAATGGGGCCACATCCGCACAGGTGCAGAGTTCTTCCCATCGTTCAACCGTGGCACGGTATGCGGAAAGTTCCCCTACAACCCTACCCTGCCCATCCATCTGTGCATGGACTCCAATGTGCTTCCCTATGTCACTGCGGTGTTCTTCCAAAAAGAATATAAGGCCGACGATACTCAGCAAGTTACGCAGATTGGAGAACTACCTATCGAGTCACCGAACAACTCTGCACGCAAGGCTGCCAAGGTCATAGCGAACAAACTGCGTGAATGGCGCTATCGTGACAAGGTCTATATTCATGGCGATGCCTCGGGCAAGGCTGCCAACACCATAGACCCAGAGAACCGCTCGTTCTTTGACCTCGTCATCGATGAGCTGGAACTCGAAGGCTTCACCGTTGAGGACTGTATCGGTAACAAGAACCCGAGCGTAGCCACCACTGGCGAGTTCATCAATGCTATATGGGACGGACGCATCCCCGGTGTGTCGCTCCGTGTGGATGAGGACTGCAAGGTGTCTATCGATGACTATCAGCAGGTGCAGAAGGATGAGAACGGAGCAATCCTCAAGACTAAGGTCACCGATAGGGTCACCAAGCGCAAGTATGAGGCACACGGACATTGCAGCGACGTTCTCAGGTATATTTGCAACGACCTACTGCGCCAGCAATACACCGACTTCTCCCTGGGTCGCAAGCGTTCTCTGTACGGAGAGGGGGAAATCAACTACTTCAATCCGTCTGCAGTGTTCGAATACGAGTACACGATGGTGTATGTCATACCGAACATTGGCGGTCAGTGCGCCATAGCTAAGTGCGGTCGCATCGGTGACAAGTGGCACCTGCTTGACTGCATGTCCACAGCCACTGCTGGCAACGATGAGATGGAGGCTATGGTGACGGCAATGGATGCAAACGAGTATTTCGTGGAGTGTCAGCAGGCATATTTCCCCATGGTGCGCTCGTTGCGTGAGAAATTACCCCAGGTCAACGTGCTCAAGATGTCGAGCGACGCAAAGACACGCATAGCGGCCATGAGCGACTGGGTGAAGGCTAACATACTTGTCAATCCCGACTCCGTTGAGGACGGGGAATACGGCAATTTCATCGCATCGGTGCTCGATTACAACGACAACTCCCCTATTGAGAGCATCGGTCCGAGCCTTGTGCTGTCGGGAATGGCACGAATAATCACCCATAACAGGCTATAGCGAGCGAAATTTAGTTATTCGCCCTTTCACACCACTGAAAATCAACGCAATAAGGCAAAAATACGCTGTAAAATGCTTGTTTTTGCCTCTTTTTATGCGCCCTTTGCGCTCCAAGATTTCGGGGTTTTGCGAAACCGACTGCTTAAAAACCTAATTTTGCGTAAACAAAAACACGAATTAATGGGATTGTTAACGAAATTAGGATTCATCACGAAGAGCGCCACCATGGTTACGGGCGAGGAAACCGCCAGTGCCAGCCTGCAACGCAGGGTTAGTTCCCTGGTTGAGGAAGTAGGCAGGCCGTATGTGGCAAACTCCAACTTCGTGACGCTGTGCAACACAGTCCCCGAGGTAGCATGGCCTGTGAACTACATCGCCAGCCGTGCAGCAGGTGCGAAATACGTCCTCAAGCGTTTCAGTGATGACAGTGTAGTATGGAACAACGAGGCGATCAACAGGATGCTCGTTAAGCCTAACGCATTTGAGAGTTGGTACCGCACCCTTTGGAAGCATTTCGCATACAAGCTGCTTACCGGCAACTCGTACATCAAGGCCGCCATGAGCGACACTTTCACCGGCACCGACACACTCTACAAGTGGTGCGACCGATTTATCACCCTTGAGGCTCCCGATGTGGCAATAGACTATAAGTCGAATTTCGTGGACATCTACGGAGTGGCTGACATGGAAGATGTGGTTAACGCATACTACCACAACATCGGCATATCGTACAACAAGCCTATTCCTCCTCGCTGCGTGTTCCATGACAAGGACGATGCGATAGGATATGACCTTGCAAGTCCGCTCAAGGCAAAGAGCCGTCTGCTCTCGGTGCTCAAGGCTATCAGCAACCTCATTGCGGTGTATGAAGCCCGCAATGTCATCTACGTCAAGCGAGGCGGTCTCGGATGGCTTGTTAGTGATGCGTATGACGAGATGGGTTCAAAGGCGCTTACCCAGGCTGAGAAGAAGAACATCCTTGAGCAGACCAATAAGATGTACGGACTCGGTGAAGGACAGTCGCCTTACGGAATCAGTGATGTAAAGCTGTCGTTCGTTCGCACCAACCTCAGCATCTCGGAACTGCAGCCGTTCGAGGAAACATTGAGCGACGCAGTTGCCATTGCCGGAGTGTTCGGCATTCCCCCCGTGCTGATACCACGCAAGGACCAGTCCACCTACAGCAACCAGGCTACCGCCGAGAAGTCGGTCTATTCGTCCGTAATCATCCCGATGGTGCAGAGGTTCTGCCAGGAGTTCACGAACTTCCTGGGACTTGACAAGGACGGCTTGTACCTTGATGCTGATTTCAGCGGTGTAGACTGTCTGCAGGCCGGCAAGAAGGAGGAGCAGGAAGTGCACCGCTCCATCGCCGACCGATGCAAGATTGAGTTTGGTAGCGGTATCATCACGCTCAACGACTGGAGGGCACAGCAAGGCTACGAACGCGTGGAGGACTCGTTGTATGACAAGCTCATCACCGAGATGACTCCCGACGAGATACAGAGAGTACAAATGAATAGTAACCCCCAAAAACAAGAACAAGATGAAGGAGATGTATCAACGCCTGATGTACAAGACTAAGGCGACTGATTTGGATGAAGAGAAAGGTATCGTCACCGTCGCGGTGAACGGTATCGGTGTTGTTGACTCCCAGAATGACATAAGCATGCCGGGTTCTTTCAACAAGACTTTAGGAGAGAACATCAACCGCATGAAGTGGTTCCTCAACCACGACACCACGCAGTTGCTCGGTGTGCCCCTTGAGGGTGCTGAGAAGGGCGGCAACCTGATTATGACGGGTCAGCTGAACCTCGCCAAGCAGATTGGCCGCGACACCCTTGAGGACTACAAGCTCTATGCGAGTGCAGGTCGCACCCTTGAGCACTCAATCGGTGTGCAGGCCGTCAAGCGTGACGCTAAGGACAAGCGCAAGGTGCTTGAGTGGAAGATGTGGGAGTATTCTACCCTTACAAGTTGGGGCAGCAACCCCCAGACCTTCCTCGTAGGCATCAAGAGTGACGGTCCTGATGAGGTAAGGAAGAACATTGAGTTCCTCCGTGAGGCGCTGAAGATGCGTTACACGGACGAGCGATTAAAACAATACGAGATGAAACTTGATATGCTGAACAAGGCACTTGAGGGTGCCGTAGTCGTTACCTGTCCCCACTGCGGGCAGGAGTTTGTATGGGACGATGCAGAGAGGCATACATACGAGCAGCAGGTTATCGAGATTGCCAACCAATATCTCCGCTGGCTCACCGACGGAACAGTGCGCGAGGAGATGGCAAAGTTGAAGCCCGAGATTCGTAATGCAGTGCTGTCGATCCTTTCTCCCATACTTGATAAGTGTGACGGTAAGATTGAGACCGAGATGGTGCAGAAGGGAATCACCGACCTCTCGGAGTATGCTTACTGCCCCAACTGTTATTCACGAGTATATAAATCAAGCGTAATTGGGCAAGAGGAACCCTCTGTTGTCAACGCTCTCAAAGAAGATGAGCCGTCAGGAGACACTCATAAGGATGAGCAAGACCCGGAGGTAGAGAAAGCCGCAGGAAGCACTTTCTTCGCAGGCCTCAATGCTGCTATTGGTTAAACTATAAATCTAATTTTAAACGTTATGAAAGTAACAAAAAGTGATTTTGGCTACTCAATCGAAAAGATGAGTGGCGAACAGAAGGTTTTCATGGAGAATATCCTTGGTACAATGTGCGACGTAGTCAACAAGGCTAACGAAGGCATGCTGACCCAGGAAGACATGAAAGCTCAATTCGAGAGCATTAACGAGCAGCTTAAGGGCTACGATGCAAATAAGTTCGCTCAGGTTATCAAGGACAACGAGGAACTTCGCGAAATGCTCAAGAAGAGCATGGACGTTATCGCCAAGGCTCAGGAGAAGGGCGGTGCTGCTGCCGTTAAGGGCATCAACCGTTTCGCTGAGAAGGTTGGCGAGATGTTCGACAGCGAGAAGTTCAAGGAGTTCCTGGACGGCCACAGCCGCAAGTCTGGTGTATTCGAGGGCTTCAGCCTGAAGGACATCGTGTCTATGACCGACAACTACACTGGCGATGTTCTCATCAGCCAGCAGCAGCCCCGTGTGGTTTCTCCTTACACCGGTAAGAAGCTCCACATGCGTGACGTGCTCACTTCACTCGCTGGTGATCCTCAGTTCCCCCAGCTCGCTTACACCGAGATTACTGCACTCGACCGCAATGCAGCCGCAGTTTCTGAAAACGGCATGCTTCCCGAGTCAAGCTTCTCGCTGAAGGAAAACACCGTAGGCACAAAGCGCATCGGTACCCACCTGCACATCAGCAAGCGCATGCTCAAGAGCCGTGCATTCGTTCAGAGCTACATCGTGGCTATGCTTCCCGAGGCTGTTTACAATGCTGAGGACTGGAACATCCTGTTCGGTGATGGCAACGGCGAGAACTTCGAAGGTATCGCAAACAAGCAGGGCGTTAAGCCTATCGAGACTCTTATCGGCACAGCAGTAGCTACCGGTATCGCTGGTTCTGTTAAGGCTGTAACTGCTTACAACTCTACAAAGGGTGTAGTTGTTGAGTTCACCGATGCACATCCCGAAATCCTCGACGGCATGAAGATTCAGTTCTCTGGCGCTACTAAGGTTACCGGCCTGAACTCTGTTAACGATGTCATCAAGATGAACGACCGCATGCTGCTCTTCCCCGAAATGACATTCCCCGAGGCAGAGACTACTGTTTCTGCAATGACATGGACCGTTAAGCACGGCGCATACCAGAGCATTGAGGCTCCCAACAGCCTTGACGTTATCAAGACTGCATTCGCAGTGATGACCTATGCTAACTATGCCCCCACTGCTATCGTCCTCAACCCCATCACTGTCAACGCTATCGAGAGCGAGAAGGATACACTTGGTCGCAACCTCGGTCTTGTTGAGAACGTGAACGGTGTGAAGACTATCGGCGGCCGTCCCATCGTAGAGTACACTGGCATTCCTGCTGGCAAGTATCTCCTTGGTGACTTCGGTCCATTGGCTGCAGCTCTTGTTGACTACACTAACCTGACTCTTGAGTTCGCTGAGGATGTTTACACCAAGCTGACCAACCAGGTAGCGATCATCGCTCAGGAAGAGGTTATCTTCCCCATCTACAACCCCTGGGCGTTCGCTTACGGTGACCTCGCTGCTCTCAAGACCGCTATCACTGCTGCATCGTGATGAAGTATATCGTAGAAGGCCCTGCCTTAGCGAAACTACTTCAAGAAAACCGTATCCGTGTACAGAGGGGTGACCTCAAGTTTACCCCTCTTGCCGGAGAAGGTTACGAGGCGGAAAAGGCCAGTCCCGTAGAGGACAACAAAGAAGTACAACCCGAGGCTGATGCAAAGAAGCCTGTTAGAAAAGCCAGAAAATAAACGATGAACCTCATTGACTGCAAATATTTCTATGTCGGCCCACTGCAAGTGCAGAACGCCCGCCCGATAGACGCGCTTGACGCCAACGCACAGGCCGTTCAGGAGTCCATTACGGGCTATATCGAGCGTTACCAAAGCGAGTACCTTGAGAAGATGCTCGGCGAGGTGCTTGCACAGCAGGCGTTGGACTATCTTGCCTCTGAGCAGGAAGATGCCGATATGGAAGGGCTCTGCGAAAAACTTCGCCTGAGCTTTGCCCACTACGTTTACTACAAGCTCGTGGGTGACGCCAACCAGACGATGACCATCACCGGACTGATGAAGCTCAAGTCCGCCAACGAGAACCAGCCTCCTCGCCAGCGCATGGTGAAGGTGTGGAACGAGATGGTTGACCTGCATAAGAAGTTCGTGAAATGGGCAGAGACAAGCAGTTTCAGTGTGTTCTACCGTGAAGAGATGGTAACCTATATCAACCAGTTCAATTTATGATGAATCAAGTAGAGGACATACTAAAGTCAGTTGTAGAGGAAGTCGGCCGTCAGGTGACTATCACCAAGACAAAGCCCGACGGCAGCACCGAGGATATTGAAGGCGTAAACATTTCGTATATTTTCGGTTCGGCACAATACGTTAAGGACATGCTTGACACTCGCACCAAAGGGCGCAGCGCACAGTCGCTGAAATTCCCCTTGATAGCGATGCAAACGCCCAATGTGGTGACCGTAGACTCAGGCGACTACCAGTACAAGACCAAGGTCAACCTCATCATCGCTTGTTCATCGACCAAGGACTGGAGCAATGAGAAGCGTATGGAGACCTCGTTTAAGCGTGTTTTGTTGCCGATCTACGAAAAGTTGATTGAGGTTTTGTTGGGTGACCCTCGTTTTGACTGGGGTTACGGTCGCACCGAGTTCGTTCCCCATACGATGTCAAAGAACTTCGATTACGGCAGGTACGGCGCAATGACCGCCAGCGGTGACGAAGTGAGTGAACCCATCGACGCAATCGACGTGCGTTCTCTCGAATTAACTGTTAACTTACAAACTTGCAGATAAAATGACAAGAATCAGACAATGCAACGGTAGCAATTTCCACTCTGGCAAGTCAGTTTGTGAAATCGACTACGACAAAATCAAGTCACTCGTGCTCGTAAAGCACGGTGCAAAGTTGGACTACAGCACCGCTGATGCTCTGCGTGCGTCATGCCATGCGGCTGTCCCCAACCGCGCCTACGGTTTCCCTGGCATCATCAACTGGGAACCCAACGGAGGCGAGGCGCAGACTTCCCAGGTCGGCTATGGTCCCACTATGTACAACGGTATGAGCGCCCGCAACGACGCCCTTACCCTCGACAAGTTCCGTCACTATCAGCGTGCCGAAATCCTCAAGAACGCAGAGGAAGAGTTCGATGCTTACTTCATCGACGCACGCAACAACATCTACGGCCTCAACGACGGTTCAGAGACCCTCGCAGGTATCCCTGTAACCATCTATCCCTCGGGTAACGACCATCCCGGTGCAAGCGACAAGGCTTCGCTCGTCATCAACGTGGTTTACACCGATGTTGAGGAGTACATGCTGAACCTTGACGTTGAGCCCCTGGACTACAATGCCAACAACTTCGTCATGGGTCTCATGCCCGTTACCTTGGAGAAACTTGACGGACAGACCAACAAGTACAAGGTTGTTGAGTTCTTCGGCAAGGGTGACGCTACTGCCAAGTATGGTGCTCTCATCGCTGACGGCGCTTCAAGCGTTCTCAACGGTGCATCCGCTGCTACCTACAACGAGGCTGACAATACCCTCACCATTACTGCCAGCGGCGCTGTTACGCTGAAAGAGGCTTCTGTACTCTGCACTAACGGCATCTACGGCATTGAGCAGTACGTAGCATGAAGTACGAAGGTGTAACCTTTGTTGCGGAGGCCGTGGCAAAGATGAGCAAGGACGAGTTCATCGAGAAGCACATCGACGCCTTCTGGCTTGACCGCAAGGAACCGACGAGGAAGAAGATGCTGGCGGATGTCTTCAACCGCATAGTCGGCAAGAAGGAAGAAGCTGAGTAAGAATTTTTTCATATTGCTTCGGGGCATGCCGCCGCTCGGTGTGCCCCTTTTTAATATCCCGACACATGACTGTAGAGCAGATGAGAGAGCGCATAAGGCGCATAAAGGACGGCTTTGAGGGCGAGGTGGTCAAGTGCATGGGCGAGAACCGGCATGAAATGACCGTCAGCGTCCGTGAGCAGTTGTATTCGGGTATAGACGGCGACAACAAGCCCCTTACCCCGACATACAGCCGCGACCCCTGGTTCCAGAACCCTCGTGCAGGCTTCTATGACGAGTCTGCGCACATGTTCGTGTCATGTTACCAACACCCCGAGAGATACATCGAGTGGAAGAGCCGCATCACCCCTCCCGAGGCAAGCAGCAGGCTCAACCTTCCTGCACGTGACTCGGATACCCCTAACCTTTTCATCGTCGGTACCTTCCACGGTTCTATTGACGCGAGGGCAACCGCCTCGGGTGTAGAGATATTCACTGCGGGATGGACTGAGGGTCCTGCCGTAGAACGCAAATACGGCTCGCAGATCTTCGGTCTCAGTGACCCCGCTGTCGGCCACTTCAACACCAACTACCTTATGCCGTGGCTTAGGGCATGGCTTTCACGCCTATGAGTTGCAGATGCATACACGAGCAATGGCAGAGAGACCTCGCGAAGCAGAGGGACTTAGCCAAGAAGGCGGCCAGATTGGAAGACCGCACCTATGTCTTGTACAAACGACCCGACGGCAAGTACTCGTTTACTGCCGAAGGGCAACACTATAACGGAGAATTAGTCGAAATCATAACTCAATACTGAAAATGGCAAACGAAACACTGATTACCGACCTTGTCGCGAGAGAAGCGATAGAGCAGCTTGTCGAACTTGACGGCAAGATGGATGCCACCCTTACCAAGTTCAAGGACTGCGCCAGGGAACTGGCGAGAGGACTTAAAGTACCTGTAGAGGTCAATGGCGACGTGGATAAACTGAGGCAACTCTATGACGTCACCATGAAAGACCTCGCCCATGCTACAGCCGAGTACACGCAACAGGTACAGGCACAGCAGAGAGTAGTGGCTAACACCACCAATACCATCTCTCGCCAGCTTGCGGAGCAGGAGAAACTTAACAAGGTGCAGCGTGAGGCTTTCGTCCAGGAGCAAGGCGCTCTTGACATAGCCGACCGTATCCTCGGAACACGTGAGCAGAACATACGCCAGCTCGCCTCCTACAAGAAGCAGCTCGAACAAGTCAAGGCTGAGCGCAAGGCCGGCATGATTACCGACGAGGAAGCACTGTCGCGAGAGATGGAACTCAAGGCTGCAATGCAGGAAACACAGAAGGTGCTCAAGAACGAGACGAAGATGAACCAAGCCGCTTCGGGCTCGTACCAACAGTTGTCGCTCCAACTTGAAAGATTGAAGCAGGCGCAGAAACAGCTCAACGAGGAAGAGAAGGCAGGAGAGGAAGGCCAGGCGCTTGAGAAAGAGATACAGAACCTTGACGCCCACCTCAAAGACCTTGCAGCCGACATGGGCGAGTTTCAGCGCAATGTGGGTAACTATGCAGTTGCCAACGGCAGTCTTAAGAGCGAGTTGAGGGAAACAACCGCACAGCTTGCCCAGATGCTTGCAGACGGCGTAGATCCAACGAGTGAAGAGTTCTTGAAACTTGCCGAGAGAGCCGGAACCTTGAAGGATGCCATGAACGATGCCAAGGCAACCATCAACGACTATGCCAACGATACAAGAGGCTTGACCAATACGCTCAGTATTGTGCAGACCGGTATGTCCGCATGGCAGGCGTATGTCGGTGTGCTTAATGCCTTCGGTGTTGAGAGCAGTGACGCACAGAAGTCCATGCAGAAGATGATGGGTATCATGACCACCCTCAACGCCCTGCAGAAGATTTCCACCGAGCTTACCACTAACGGCACTGGAGCCTACCGTGCCTACCATGCGATACTGCGCATCATCGGTGTAGAGCAGGCTGGTGTAAAAACCGCTACGGAAGGAACCACTGCCGCTCTCGGTGCACAGACCACCGCAACCGTGGGAGCCACAGCCGCTGCCACTGCATTGCGTGTAGCACTTGCTGCCCTGGGTATTGGGGCCGTGATTGCTCTACTCGGTGCGCTCTATTCTGCTTATAGCGAGTGGACGGAAGCTGCAGAGGAGGCTGAGGAACAACAGAAAGCGCTTGCCAAGGAGATGGACAGCGCATCATCGTCTTATGGTGAGAATCGTGTAAAGCTCACGCAACTGCAACAAGGTTGGAAAGACCTCAAGACCGAGCAAGAGAAGAACCAGTTCATCAAGGATAATAAAGACGAGTTCGATAAACTCGGGGTGTCTGTAAACAATGTAGGTGATGCAGAGAACTTGCTCGTAAAGAACTCTACTGCCTTTATCACTTCGATGAAGTTACGTGCTCAGGCTGCCGCTTATGGTGTGTTAGCCGCACAGGAATATGCCAAGGCTATCAAGGCAATGGAAACTGGCGAAGGTGTTGAGTTGACCACAGCCGAAAAGGTTGGCAGGTTCTTTGACAGTCTTACAAAATCTACTGCTTACGGAATAGGTCAAGAAAAAAAATACCGTGAACGCGAACGATATAGACGCAATGCTGAAGGAGACAGGTTAGCAGGGATGCAATACGATTTAGAAAAAAAAGCCGACAAAGTACGTGCTAATGCTGGTATCACTGCAAGCGGTAGTTCATCATCAAGCAGTAGTTCTGCTGGTAGCAAGGGAGGAAAGACTACAAAAGACACTGTTAAAGACCTCAAGAAAGATATTGAGGACATGATAAAGGACAGCGAGGAACTCATTAACGAATGGAGTTCTCGAATGGGAAAAATTTCTGTTGAACTTGCCAAAGTGATCACAAGTAGCAATGCCGATGCTCTCGAGGAGCAGATAAATACAGTTAACGCGTCGTATGATACAATTGAAGAAGCTATAAAGACAGCATCTGCTCAAGCAATCAAAGACGAGTCTGCAAAATACGATACCCTTATTGCCAAGGCAAAGAGTGCTGGCGAGGATACCAAACGACTTGAAGAGGCTAAAGTCGCTGCTTTGTCTGCTATCAGCGCCGAATACAACGAACAAGTTATCGCCAGCAACAAGGAGCGTGAGGAAACCATCGACAAGATGCGCAAGGACTACATCGCACTCGCCACAAAGGAAATTCAGGACTTCTATGCTGGCGAGCAGGCAATGGCTGATGTATCATTGACCCAGGAACTCACTTCTATCAAGAAACGCTATGCCCAAGGGTTGATTACCAAAGAGCAGTACGAGGAAGAAAGCGCAAAAATAACTGAGCAATACGCCGAGGAAACGATAGAAAGGCAAATAAACAGCCTTGAGAAGCAACTTGCAGTGGCTAACCTCTCCGTTGATGAGCGCAGGAAACTTGAGCAGGAACTCGCAAAGGCTACTGCAGACCTTGAGAACAAGCAAGCAGACGCTGCCATCGATGCGATGGAACGAGTTACTAAGGCAGACGAGAAGGAGAAAGAGAAACGTATGAAAAAGGCCGAAGAATACAGCCAATACGCTACCGAGGCTCTGTCTAAAATCTCCGACTTTGCCTCTGCAATGTTCGACAATCATATTGCACAAATCGAGCAGGAACTTGAAGCGGAACAACAGCAATATGACACTCGTATCGCTCATATCGATGCACTTGCTGAACAGGGTGCCATTACAGAGGAGGAAGCCGAAATCCGCAAGCGTGACGCTCTCGCAGAGACTCAGCGCAAGCAAGAGCAGCTTGAGAAGAAGAAGGCCGACATGGAGTACAAGAAGGCCGTAATTGAGAAAGCCAACTCTATTGCTCAAATCGGCATCGCTACTGCACTCGGTATCATGAAGGCATCACCTAACATTCCCCTTATGGCTTTTGTTGGCACTATGGGTGCTCTGCAGGTAGCCACCGCACTCGCCCAGCCTATCAAGGCGTACAAGGAAGGTACACAGGGCAAGGCGCACCCCGGTGGTCTCGCTATCGTGGGTGACGGTGACAAGCCCGAGGTCGTAATGTTCGGCGGCCGTGCGTGGATAACTCCCGACTCCCCCACTCTCGTAGATCTCCCCAAGGGCGCTCAGGTGCTCCCAGATGCCGACGCAATAACACTGCAACGCATGGGCAGCACTCTTGTAGGCAATGTACCTCGCAACGGCCATGGTAGCGGACCTATCATCATCAACGACTACGATGCGCTTGAGAGCAAGATGGCGAACAACACCAAGGTTCTTGCCCGTGGCTTCAGCCAACTCGGTGCAGACATCAAGAGAGAGTTGCGCCGTCAGAGTTTCCGTGAATACATCAAAAGAAGAACATGATACAAAGACTTGACCAGTTGTCCCTGCAGAAGTTCATCGAGCTGTCCTGCGGGGACACATCGGTGCTCAAGGAGCATGACGATGAAAACGAGAAGGAACTTGCCGACAAGGCCGTCGAACTCGTCAACGAGTACAAGACGATATCCACACCGGGCAAGGCGAAGATCGAGATGCTTGACAACGAGCAGGAGCAGAAACTGCTCATGAAGGAGAAGTGCACGAGGATACTGCTCGCACTGTGCCTTAACGGCCATGTGGACTTCGCCCTGGAAATACTTCCCGAGCTTGACGTGGACACGAGCCAACTCGACACTCCCGACAAGATAATCAAGAAATGCACCGCCTTGAATAATGATGCGAAGTATGAACTTGAACTTATTGCCGAGAGGAAACGTGACGGAGCCCCTGCGAAGGTCAAGGACGGGAACGCCGTGCGTAAGGAGTGGCAGGGTGAGATTGCGTGGGTTATGTCCGTGTTCAGGATGAGCATAGACCAGAACACCATAAACGCCGCCATATACGCCAACCTCGTCCAACAGGCGGTTCACCGCATGAAGCAACTGTCCAAAATGCCTCGAATGATGGGTGGTTTGTTCTGATTACAAGCACGTATATTTATAAAAAGTGTCCCAAATGGGGCACTTTTTTGCATTTATTTGTAACTTTACCGAACTATTTGCGCTATTTATTGTATATATATTGCGTAGACCGCCTTTGTTAACTTTATACATCTATGAAAATCATGAGAAGAAACATTATTAATGAAATCAAACTCTTGCGCAGAGATGTCGCGAGAAATTGGGCCGGAATACTGATGGTTCAGCATGAACTTGTGGTAATCCGCAGCGAAAAGACCTATAATGCCGTTGTCAAGATGCAGTCATCTGCCCGTGAGATGCTCATCATGAGCCGTGAACTTTGATGAGGAAATCGTGAGGTCATACTGGAGCCTGATGTCTATCTCCAGGCTCTACTTCCCTCATGACTACATAGCCGGGGACGTGTTGTTCTGTCCGAGCGAAATGGTAAAATAAATAGCTGTTAACTCGCTAAGAAATACACTATTACTCTTGAATAAGTCGGTTTGCTGTGCTCCAAGATTTTAGGGGTTTGGCAAACCGACTGCTTTATGCCCTATCTTTGTGGTATGTTAACAAGATACACCATAACGATAGACGGCAACGAGACTTTGGTACCCGAGGAGTGCCTCAAGAACTGGGAAAGCATCCAGTTCTCGCTCAAACGCACCGATTATTCGGGCGTCATGCGCTCGTTCTCCACGCAGTACGAGTTCTGCGGAGATATTGCCGAGATGTTGTTCGGTGAATACCTCACGAAAGGTTTTTCTGCGGCCGCAACCGTGGCTGTGTACACTATTACCAACAACCACACATGGGAGAAGCAATTTGAGGCACCTCTCGACTTCTCAAGCCTTGAGTACGAGAGCGGGGTGCTGTCTATAAATGCACTTGACAATACTCTCGCCGCGCTCATCAAGAGCAAGAAAAGCCAGAAATACGAGTTCCCTGTCGCTGACCTTGAGACCTACCCAGTGGAAATACGACGCATAGAGCTCAAGAGCAACGCCAAATTCAACTTCGTGTACACCGATGCCGAGCAGACGGGTGTTGTTAACCTGCGCTACAACGAGTCGCAGTCGGAGATCATCTCGCAGGAGTATGTCGAGATGTACGACCGGAGCGACGCAAACTCGTTCTTCGCAAAGATAAAGCAAACCGGCATTGACCTTACCATCCAGTTGCGAGGCACTGTGCGCTGTCCGTTCACGCAGGGATACATCCACCCCGGTGTGGCACTGTTCCCTACCCCTATCGCAGAGATGAAGCTGCGCACCATCACCGAAGACCCTGTGAGCGGTGGCAACGTCTACAAGGACATCAGTACCGTTGTCAACAACGACCTGCTCCACAAGCGCATCAACGGAGTACTGCAGACTACTATAGTAGGCGGCTCCAAGCAAAACGTATACTCGTCAGTCGAGGCCATGAAGGCAGCTGCCGGCTATCTGTACCCCGGCAAGTTCGGTGTCGTGGGCACTAACAGTGACGTCAACACTGCAGAGTACTACGAGAACAACGTAATATGGGAGTGGTCAGGCAATCAGTGGGTGAACAGAGGCGTAGCGAAGAACTACTACCAGGACCGCGCCATAGAGGTAAGCACCGCCATCAGTAAGGACGACCTGCCCGTTGACGCCTATGTGCGCATGGAGATTACCGACAACAAGTACATGCGTTTCATGTACGGCTCGTTCAATATGCTATGGGTTGACCCTGTTCATGCGGTGTTCGACTGTGACTGCATCACACCGGTGTCGCTCATCAACGCCATTGTGCACAAGTTCTCCCCCGATACCACTGTAACGATTGCAGCTGACGGTGACGGTGTGCTTGCAAGCACGTTGGTCGCATGCGGTGAGTCGCTCAGGCGCATCACTGGAGCGAAGGTGTACACCACCTTCCAGGACTTTGCCAATTGGATGGAAGTTGTGTTCGGCTATACCTACCGCATTGTGGGCAATGACCTCGAATTTGTGCACCGTAGCGACGTCTTCGATGCGTCAGCGGTAAAGACCATAGGCGAAGTGCGTGACGTTGCCTACAAGGTGCAGGACGTTCTTATATATGCTTCTATTGATGCCGGATATGCCAAGAAGGAATACGGCCAGATTGACGGACGCTACGAGAAGAACTTCACTAACTACTATGAGGGCTTGTCTGTAACCGACAACAAGCTCACATTGGTGTCAAAGTACCGTGCCGACATCTACGGCATTGAGTTCACCGCACGTAAGAGCGAGAGCGAGACCACCGATGACAAGGCCGATGAAGATGTTTTCATCGTCAAGGTTAGCACTGGGCAGGGCAAGTATGTTTATTATACGAGCAACAACGCTGCATATGCTCCCGAGGTGTGCATCACCAACAACGGCCGCTTCATCGCTGCCATGGGCAACGGTGAGGATGTCACGCTCACCATGACGTCGAGCGACGGCAACAACGAGCTTGCCGACATAACCGTCAGTGATGCGTTGTTCACCGTTGGCGAGGTTGATTTCAGCACATACGACATGAGACTCCCCGACGATCCTAACGGCATGCTCCAGTTCGAGCACGCTGGTTTCCTCTACAAGGGCTTCATCGGTGAAGCCAAGGCAAACTTCGGCCGTGTCAGCGGCATGGATTATACACTTATCGTCAAAGAAATAACCGAAATATGAGATTAAGTCCATTTACACCAATATATTTCCGCACGGGCAAGTCGGGAAGGCTCACGAGCAGATACCTGCAGACGTGGGCCCCGTCTGATGCAATCATGGTTCAGGTGGTGGCTGATGCAGATGAAAGCGCACCGGTCGCCACGCTGGACAAGCGGAACAACGGCACATGGAACCATTACACTATCACATGGCAGGAATGGGAGATGAACCCGAACAAGGTCATCTATTTTACTATTCTGCAGAACCTCGATGAAGGCTACTACACACTGACAATAGAGGACGTTGTGAGTGAACCGTTCTGTGTTACCACCGACACCAACATACTTGAGAACACCACGCTTGTGCAGTACCGCTTCAAGGACAACAGGCAACGTGACGATGTGGTATCGGTCATTGACAACGTGCCGTACTTCTTTGACTTCCGTGTCCCCGGTGGCTTTAAGGAGAGCAACGTGACTTTCGGTGTGAGCAACGAGCAGTTTGCCACCCAGAACGAGGATGTTGTGGAGCTGTACGCCCACGACTACGTTATTAAGGGCTTCACCCTGGGAACTGCGATAGGCGTGCCTGCGTGGTTCGGTGAGTTGTTCAACCGTCTGCTCACATGCTCGTATGTGTACTTTGACGCCAAAAGGTTTGTCCGTAACGATGGCGAGACTCCCCAGCCCAACATCCTCATAGAGGGGCTTGACTCGTTCGTCTATACGCAGAACTTGAGAGAAATCAAGGTACTTGAGGCCGAGATGGAGGCAATCAACCAGATTGCACTGAGACGTACAGCCGACGACTTCCGCAGTACCAACTCAACTACTAACCGCATAATCATTTAACTATGACTCCCGAAGAAATACAAGAGATTGTCGATTTGGTCTTGCAGGCAATCAGGACAAACTCAAAGACCATTGAGCAGCTTACCGAGGCGTTCAGTGTCGGTAATGCTGACTACTTCGAGCTCAGCGGAGGACGCAAGATTTCCTTTGCTACGCTTGCCGAGTTTATTGAGACTCAAGGAGGCTTGATAACCACCGAACAGATTGCCGACGGAGCCGTAACCGAGGCCAAGACTTCGTTCATCAAGGTAGTGTCGGACAACCTGCTCAACAAGGCTGATGTCCTTGAGGGCAAGCTCATCAACTCAAGCAACGGTGCGCTTGTGAACATACAGGGTATATTCACTGCAAACTACATCCCTGTGAAGCCAAGCACCGATTATTGGTGGCTCGGTACGCAGACTGCATACGGATACGCGTTCTATGACGCAAACAAGCAACTGCTTACATACGGTTCAAAGGGTACAGAGAACGACCGGAACAAACCAGGTCACGCGACATCACCCGAGGGCGCAGCTTATCTGCGTGTGTCGTTCCCTAACGGGCAGATTGACACCGCCCAGGTGAACGAGGGGTCATGGAAGACCCACGACGAGTACAGGTTCGGCATCGACGACAACCTGCTCCCTGGCGACACCATGCCTATTGACGGTGCAAGGATAATCAACAACACTGTTACCCCAGATAAGATCACGTTCTTCGTTACAAATCGCTCGTCGATCAATCTCTACAACCCTGCAGCCGCGACCAATGGGAAATACATCGTGGCTACCACGGGAGCACTCGCAGACGCATCTACACTGTGCGTATCGGACTACATCCCTGTAAAGCCCGGCACTGAGTATTTCTACTACGGCAGACAAAGGTCGTACGGATACGCGTTCTATGATGCCGACAAGACTCGCATCGCATTCGGTGCTAAGGGAACCGAGAACGACAAGAACATCGGGTCAAAGGTTGCCCCTGCTGGTGCAGCCTACATGCGAGTAACATTCCTTATTGCTGACAACGGCACCAACGAGGTCAACGAAGGTATACCCTATCTCTCAAAGATACCTGCCCAGCTTGACACCATCATGGGGCAGCAGGGAAGTTTCGCCTCAGCCGCGTCACTCGCAGCTGATGGAGAGTTGGCACTTGGTACATTCCCTGTATACATCAGCAAACAACTCTGCATGGTTTTTGGATGCAAGTTCAGCACGTTCACCTCTGCAACACTCGGCCAGCGCAACGGATACGTGACTGTCGACAGCCAAAACGTGTATGTTTACGGCAACCTATCTACAGGCGGTTTCGGTTTGCGCCAGACAGTCGCGCATAACCTGACCATATCAAACTACATCCGTCTGATGTTGTTCGTTGAGGGCACAAAGGTGACTGACATCACCATGAACGCAAGCCTCGTGGTAAGTACTGCGACCGGTTATACCGTCATCAAGCTCAACAGTTGGTATTACACCCACGGCGGTGAGGTTTATGCAAGTGTAGGGCAAGCCTCTACCGATGCGAGCATAGGAGCGACTTGTATCGACTTCCGTAGTCCGGTATGGGCATTCGGTGACTCGTATTTCGGTCTGAGTCCTGCACGCTGGCCTTACGTCATGCGTGAACTCGGTTATTTCAACTACTACTTTGAGGGACTCGGTGGCGGTACATCATACGACATGTACCATGAAATGGAAAGAGCCTCAGTGTTCGGTACACCCCGATATCTGTTGTGGTGCCTCGGTATGAATGACCAGGATCCCGACAACACCACGCCCAGTGCCAATTGGCTTGCAGTGTTCGGTCATATCAAGGACTACTGTAGCGAGAACGGAGTGCAGCTCATTCTTGCCACTATCCCCAACACCCCCACACGAAGGAACTACGCCAAGAACGAGGTGGTGAAGGCAAGCGGTTACCGTTACATCGACTTCGCCAAGGCCGTGGGAGCCGAGAATGCTGGCTCATCGTGGTATACCGGCATGTTGCACACCGACAACGTGCATCCCACTGAACTCGGTGCCCAGGCACTCGCCACACAGGTACTGATAGATTTCCCCGAGCTGATGGAAATCTGCAAGACACCTGCCGTTGGTGGCGGTGGAGGTGACCCTGTTGACGCATATACCAAGGCCGAGGCAGACGCACGTTTTGTGCAGCCTACCTATGTAGATGATAAAGTCAACGCCGTCCAGGGACAGATGGTTTTCAGGGATGCATACAGCCAGAACATCTTCACAAGCGATGACGTGCCTGCTGGTAATACAATATCGCTCAAGTATGTTCCCCTATCATCGGGAAGCGCCAATGTGGTCGTCTACGATACATCGAACACAATCATAAAGCGCTTTGAGTTGTCGAGCGTTGTAGCGGGCCAGGAATACACGTTTGACGACTACGTCCTCCCCGATACCTACGCCCGAGTATATGTAACCAACTACCAGCACCTTGACGTGTATGTTACCGTTGTAGGCTGGAGTAATAAGGCGCTGTTTGAGGCAATGGGAGGCAAGCAAGACATCTTGACCGCAGGTGAGAATATCACCATCGAGAACAACGTCATCAGTGCAAGCGGCGGCGGTGGAAATACCATCCGTTTCTGTGAGATGGACTGCCGACTCATCACTATTGACCGACCATTTGCCAATATGTTGTTAGGTGTAAATGAATGTGGTGGTTACCTATGGATAGCGGAAAGCGGAAGTGCTTCATGTCGTGTCGCAAGGTATAACCTTGAAACAGGCGAAATAGTTGTCCTGCGTACGCCCGTATCATTTTACACAGGCGAAAAAGTCTGCATCACGCAAGATGCTGACGGCAATTTTTGGTTTGCTCCTCCAAGTGTGTCAGCAAGAATATACAAAGTTGACAAAGATTTTAACGTAATCAAGACAGCCTCCACACATGGATGGGCGGGAGGTGTTTACGCAGGTGGCTATTTATGGACGCAAGGCGGTGGTATAATCTACATGATGGATACTGACGGAAACGATATTAAAACATTCCAAGTCGGTGGTTCTGCAGGCGGTTTTTATAGCATCCAAACAATCTACGGAACTGACCATATTATATTTGACGGTAAATTTATTTATGACCCGTCAACTGACGAGATGTACACATCGCAGTCGGTTGTCTGCCTTACACCCAACAAGATTGGCGGTGTCACGAACGAGTCGTGGGGAGTACCTAAACTTGTCACAGCATACGATGCGACAACGCACACATTTACCGTAGTCGCATCCAATAATGCAACTTATAGTTTAGGCTCTATTCCTCCGTATGGTCGCATAAACGAACGGTGCATCCCGCTGAATAAGACTGCGAGAGAGGTTGCAATATCATTCCAATACGGCTACTATGTGACCACTATAAACTACTCCATGCCGTTCCGCTTTGGTGCATCTTACTATGCTAAAGACGGATGGCTTGTATGGGCAGAGGGTGATAAAATCAAATTGTTAAACTATTTAGGTGAATGGTTATGATAAAGGAATATGAAGTTAACGGAGTTGTCTATCGTGACGAGTTGCCCGATGTGGTTGTGCCGAAGTCTGCCGAGATTGAGGAGATAAAGAAAGAACTCGCCAAGTACGACTATATCGGCAATAAAATCGCAACAGGTTGTGCGACCATCGAGGAGTATGCTCCGCAGATTGCGCACTGCCAAGAGTTACGCAAGCGCATCAACGAACTTGAGAGCATGGAGGGCGAGAATGAACAATAATAACCAAAACTAAGACAGCACAGATATGAGAGCTAATAAGAAGGACAGTATTGCGGCATGGTCAGCCGTTGGCATGTTAGTTTGGGGTGTACTGCTGACAAGCGCAGCGTTCATCGTACCGCCCCTGGGTGAGGTTCACGACTCTATCCTTTGGATATTGGGACAGATACTCATCTACTGCGGCAGTATCTTCGGCATCGCCATGTACGCAAGGAAGAAACTTGACGACATCGAAGAACGTTTAAACAACAAGTAACATGAGTTTATCTAAAGACCAAATCAAGAAGGTTCAGAGCCTCGTCGGTGTAACTGCCGACGGGGTCATGGGCCCCAAGACAATTGCAGCCATCAAGGCATGGCAAGCATCACACGGACTCACAGCCGACGGCATAGTGGGTTCGAAGACTTGGGCGGCTATGTTCGGCAACGAGCATGCTACGGTAGACCCCAAGTGCGTAGACCCTTCGGTTGTGTACCTTCCGCTATCGGTGCATGTGAGTAAACTCCCTGGGCGAAGCATCAGGTATATTGCCATCCACTACACTGCGGGCGCATCGTCTGCTCCTGGTTCTGCGAGAGCGGTGCGCAACGTGTTCGTGAAGCGAGAGGCATCAGCCGACTTCGCCGTTGATGACAATGAGTGCGTTCAGTTCAACCCCGACCTCAACAACTACTACTGCTGGGCTGTGGGAGACAAGAAGAACCCCTACTCAAGCGGTGGGAAACTCAACGGCATCGCCTTCAACCGAAACACAATCTCCATCGAGGTGTGCAGTAACCTCAAGAAGGGAACCAGTGCAAGTGCTGCCAACCACTCGGGATGGACGTTTACTGATGCCGAGATAGAGAACACGCTCAAGCTTGTGCGCATCCTCATGAAGAAGTTCGGCATCCCGAAGGAGCGAGTTGTGCGCCACTACGACATCACCGGCAAGCTCTGCCCTGGTGTGATAGGCTGGAACAATGAGAAGATCTACGACGCAGTCACCGGCAAGGCTACAAGCGCCAAGAGCGACAGCAAGGCGTGGGAGGAGTTCAAGGCGAGGCTGTAAGGTGGCAACCTAAGGTGGTAAGTTCGTGCTTATATGGTCGCATTTTAGCGATTTTGGGTACATATTAGGAGCTTAATGTCCAAGATGTGACCAAGTAACAATTACATAAAGTGAACAAGAAAACGTGTTGACAATTAACCGTTTGCCGTTTGCAAGTTTGCTCTTAGTCACATGACAGTTACATAAAAACGACCAAGATAATAATATTCAACATGAGAAAGATATTATACATATTGCTTTTAAGTTTGGTTGCAAGTTGTCCGGTTGCAAGTTGCAAGTCAAGTAAAATAGTCACGACGCACGACACCATTACTGTCGATCGTGTGGTAACAAATAAGGTTATTGTGCGTGATACCGTCATCATCACAAGGGATGTGGTGCGTAACGTGGTGGTTCATGACACCGTTTCCGTCAAGGAGGACGAGCAAGAGAGCACGGTCAGGCGAGAGTACGACGAGCTTGGCAGGTTGCGTGCAGAGGTGTTCAACCTTCGCCAGAAAGCAATGCTTACTGAGCATGGTTCTTCATCTGGCGTTAGCGATAGCAGTACTACACAACTCTCCCATGGCACCGGCATGGACATCGTGCAAGATGACTCTACCGCCCTGCGCCAAGGAAGCAGCTACGACCTCCAGGAAACTAAACGCAAGGACAGCCCATACCCGAGCATAGCGCTCGCTTGCGTGCTTATGGGTATATTGTTATGGGTATTCTATAAGAGCCGCAACATAAAGTAAATTTTTCTTTCATGGGTTTTGCACCGCCGTCCGTGAGGGTAGCGGTGTTTTTTTATTTTGTAGATAGTAAAATTTTAGTTACATTTGTATCAGAATATAAACACCTCCCTACAATTTAATCAAATCGTCAGCCTCAGTCGCATTGTATGCGGTTGGGGCTTTTTATGGGAAATTTTCCCGAAATTTCCGCATTTTTCCCCAAAACGCCACAACGAAAAAGCCCCTGCCGGGAAACAGGGGCATAACGCATTACCAACAGCACAGACAGATAATGTTGCGTTACACCTACTATACAAGAAAACGCCCGAAAAGTTCGGTCAGAGACAAAAAAAAGGTTCCCGAACTTCCCAGTCCAGGAACCCGAATAAGTCAAACAATCAAATCATCGATTATGACTGATTAGATTGTTCTGCAAAGTTATCAAAATTATTTGTTCCAGCCAAAAAATCAAGCACTTTTCTTATTGCAGCCGTCGCCATGTCGGGTGTAACCTTGATATATGAGTACAAAGATGAGCCGTTGCTGGCTCCCAGGGAATGCCCGAGGATGTAGTCTATCACGCTCTCGCTGATGCCGAGGCGAAAGGCGTGTTGCGCGAAGGACTTGCGAGCCGAATAATACGTCAATTCGGGTATTCCTAAGCCGCCACGCATGCGTCTGCATACGTTATCCATCTGGTGGCCTTGAAATTCGTCTGCGACGTTGAAAAGACGTAGTGAACCGTCAGGTTTCATGCGGCGTGTGATGAGTGGCTTTGCTTCATCAGGCACATCAAACTCCACGTACTTGTTGATTTTGGGCTTGTTCTTGGTCTTTGAACGGATATACTTAACTTTTTCCATGTTTTCTGCAAAGTTTATCTGCACGAGGTCAATCATGTTGATGCCACCGAGGTAGTATGAAATCATGAAGTAGTCAGCGAAGCGCTGGTAAGCCTTGTGTTTGAACTTGTGGTCGCGCATGAAGCGCACTTGTTCAACCGTGAGCCAGTTCTGTCGCACTGCAACCACCTTGCCGAGTAGTCCCTGCGTCGGTGATACACGGAAATCTGCGTATCCGTGCGTCATGGCGAACGTAATGATGCGTGAGAGTAGCGTGATATGCATCTTCATCGTGATGGGTGCAAGCGATTTCTTGCCCTTGATGTACGTCATTACCATCTGCGGAGTGACTCTCTGCACGAGTGTTGTCCCCGGGATGTATGTGCTAATAGACGCGAAGATGCGATTATACCAGTCGAGGGTTGTGTGTTTGATGTTTGAGAGTCCTATCATCTCGCTGAACACTTGTTCCAGGGTTTTTGCCGTACGTTCTCGTTCCTGCTGGATGGACTCGACCAGCTCAGCGCAAGACAGTCCCTCGATGTAGTCAAGTTCGTCTATTGCGTGCTGCACCTCGTTGACCTTCTTGCGGAGTTTGGTGTTGAGGTAAGCCGCGTCATCACGCTTGACCACACGTCCGTTCTTCCATTGTGACTCGCTGTCGATGATCACGTCGGTCAGGATGTAGCGAGTCGTTGCGTTGTGTGCCACTGCGACGCGGATTTTGTGTCTGCCTCCCTTGAGAGCCTTAGCCGGGAGAATTGTTAGTGATAAAGTAGCCATAATCGATGTTTTTTTTGGACAATAATTCGGAAACAAAAAGCCTTATTTCCGTGTTTTTTGGACAATTTTTGGACAATTTTATTGGTTCCAAAAGTGGTACCGTTCCTTTAATATATACTAAATAACTGCCTGAAAGTTCGGTCTATAAGTACCTGTAAGGGGTAAAACGTTGAAAACCAGAAACTTTTTACGGCAAATCTGCATCATGTGCAAATTTTACCTTTGTAAATGCGTGATTTCGTGTATTTTAGACTGATTTTTGCACTTTTGCCCCAAACCTTTGGACAATAATT